ATTGTAGGTGCGATTGCTCCACCAAGTGATGTAGAAGATTTTTCTTGTAACGTAGTAGGTCAAGAAGCACATTTAGCTTGGTCTGCCGTAAGCGACCTAGATCTCGCATACTATAATTTAAGATATTCAACAGCAACAGATGGAAGTGCTGATTGGCAAAACTCAGTATCTTTAGTTGAGAAAATATCTCGACCAGCAACATCAATTTCAGTACCAGCTAGGGCTGGAACTTATTTAATTAAAGCAGTAGATAAATTAGGTAACTTTAGTTCTAACGCAACAGCAGTAATATCAAATGTAATATCTGCAATTAACTTTAATGCAATAGCAACACAAAGCGAACACCCTGACTTTACAGGAACTAAAACAAATATAATTGAAACAGATAATACTTTAAGATTAGATTCATCAGAACTTTTTGATTCTGCTAGTGGAGACTTTGATGATGGTACAGGATTATTTGATTCAGGATTAACCGCATCAGACTTATACGCATCAGGTACTTATGAGTTTTCAGATATTATAGATTTAGGTGCAGTTTATACTTCAAGAGTTACAGCTTCTATTACTCAAACGTCAGATAATTTAGATGACACGTTTGACGAAAGAAGTGGATTGTTTGATAGCCAATCATCTAACTTTGACGGAGATACACCAGCTAACTGTAATGCACATATTGAAATAGCAACATCAAATGACAATGTAACTTATACTTCATTTAGAAATTTTGTAATTGGGGATTATACTTGTCGTTATTTTAAATTTAGATTAATTATGACTTCTGCTGATTTATCATCTACTCCAGTTGTATCAGCTTTAACAGTTTCAGTAGATATGCAAGATAGAATATTAAGTGGAAATGATATAACAAGTGGTACTAGCACATATACAGTTACATTTACAAATGCTTTTAAATCTGTTAATTATGCTCTTGGTCTTACAATGGAAAATGCTAATACAGGAGACTATTTTACTATTTCAAACAAAACAATAAATGGATTTGATGTAGCATTTTTTAATAGTTCAGATACAGCAATTTCAAGAGACTTTGATTATATTGCTAAAGGTTACTAAAAGGAGTATATAGATAATTATGGCACAACACGATATGAATATAGCCAATCAGGGCTTTCCAGCATTTAGATCAGATTTAAACAATGCTCTATCTGCTATTCAAACAAATCATTCAGGAACATCAAGACCAACAGGTGCGGTAGCTGGTCAAATTTGGTTAGACACTACAAACGCAACAAATCCTACTTTAAAATTTTTTGATGGAACTGATGACATATCTTTAGCAACGATTGATTATTCTGCAAACACAGTTAATTGGTTAGACTCAACAGTTTCAATAACTGGTCTATCAACAACTGCAACATCAACTGTTTTAACTTTACAAGATACAAACATAGAAGTTTCAGGTGGTGCAACACAAGGCGGAGAAGTAAGATTTAAAGAAGATTCAGACACAGGTTCAAACTATGTTGCATTAAAAGCTGGTAACCCAGCATCAAATGTAACTTTCATTTTACCAAACGCAGATGGTACTTCTAATCAAGCAATCATAACTGACGGAAGTGGAAATTTATCTTTTGGAGACGTATCAACAACATTAACTTACACAAAAGCAACTGCAACAGGAGATGGCTCAACAACTACTTTAACGATTGATAGTGGTAGAGCAGTAGATGACGTATTAGTTTATGTAAATGGTTTCTTATTAACTCCAACTACTGACTATACAATTAGTGGTACGACTTTAACTTTTGCAACTGCTCCAGCTAGTAGTGCAGAAATTGTTGTAAGATATTTAGCATTAGGCGGTGGCGGATATTCAAACGACACAGGAACAGGAGATGGATCGACTACAACATTAACAATAGATTCAGGTAGAACTGTTGAAGATATAATCGTAACTGTAAATGGTGTAACTTTAGTTCCAGTTACAGATTATACTATATCAGGTACAACTTTAACATTCGCAACAGCACCAGCTTCATCAGCAGAAATTTCAGTAAGATACTTGAGGTTAACATAATGGGAATTATTACTAGATCAGTAGCAAACAACATAACAACTGGTGGAGTAATCTTACCAGCAGGTATTAATGATGCTTCTGTTGCAAGTGTAACTGAATTAGCACAAGTAAGTGCTGGAGATGGTATTACTTTAATCTCATCACAAACTGCTAGTGCATCTGCTTCATTATCCTTTACTACTGGAATAGATAGCACATACAGAACTTATTTGTTTAAACTTATAAATATACATCCATCTGTTGATGAAGCAGAATTTGGATTTAATTTAAGTTCAGATGGTGGCTCTAATTATAACGTCACAAAAACTTCATCAGCTTTTGTTACATATCACGCAGAATCTGATTCTGCACCAGCAGTAGCTTATTATGGTATAGGTTTAGCTCAATCAACAGATAATCAAAAAATATCAGGTAATTTTACAAATGATAGCGATAGTGGTTTATGTTCTTCAATATATTTATTTAACCCAAGCAACACCACATACGTTAAACATTTTATGGCAACTTCAAATTTTATGTCAGGTTTTTATTACGAAACAGTTAGTACTTATGTTGCTGGTTACGGAAATACTACGTCAGCAATTAATGCTATTAGATTTCAAACGAATTCAGGCAACATAGACTCTGGAACAATTTATATGTACGGAATAGCATAATATGAGCATAGCATTATCTTTAGGAAATAATTTAACAACAGGCGGTATCTTTAAACCAGCCGCAGTAAACAATACATCAGTTAATAATGTAACTGACTTTGCTGGAATAGCTGGTGGTGGAACATTAATATTAATTTCAGAACAAACAGCAAGTGCTTCGGCTTCTATTTCATTTACAACAGGAATTGATAGTACTTATGATGAGTATATTTTTAAGTTTATAAATATACACCCACAAACTGATGTTGTTAATTTTTCTTTTCAAGGTAGCACAAATGGCGGAAGTTCTTATGGTGTTACTATTACTTCAACTAATTTTAGAGCTTATCAAGATGAAGCAGGAACCACTACTGGACTTGAATATGCTTCAAGTCAAGATTTAGCACAATCTACAAGTTATCAAAATTTATTACAAAATGTTGGTAATGCTAATGACGAATCTTGTGCAGGTTATTTACATATTTTTAATCCTAGCGACACGACATTTGTGAAGCATTTTATATCTGATATTCAATATGTTATGTCAGCCGATTATTGCTATCAGAGTTTTACTGCTGGATATTTCAATACTACATCTGCTATTAATGCAGTTGACTTCAAAATGTCTAGTGGCAACATAGATGACGGAATAATTAAAATGTATGGAGTAGCAAAATCATAATATGGGAACTATAACTAGAACATTCGCTAATAACATTACTACATCAGGAGTATTCAAACCTACTGCATTTAATAACGCAAGTTTTGATAACGTAACTGCTGTACCTAGTGGTGCTGTTGCAGGTGGTAATATGGTTTTATTATCTACTCAAACTGCAAGTGCAAGTGCTTCAATAAGTTTCACATCAGGAATAACAAGTACCTATAAAGAGTATATGTTTATATTTAATAACTGCCATCCATCTGTTGATGGTAGTAGATTTGATTTTAATTTATCTACTGATGGCGGTTCTAATTGGAATGTTACTAAAACTACAACATTTTTTAGAGCTGTTCACCCAGAAGATGATAGTTTTACTGGACTTGGTTATGTTACTGGATTAGATAGAGCACAATCAACTTCTGACCAACCTTTAATTGATGGAGTAGGTTCAGATGCAGACCAATCTATTTCAGGATATTTACATTTATTTAATCCTAGCGACACGACATTCGTGAAGCATTTTATAGCTAGAACATCATCTGTAAGAAATGACGATTATCATTTTGATTGTTTACTTGCTGGGTATGGAAATACAGTTTCAGCTTGTGATGGTGTTATTTTTAGATTTAATTCAGGTAACATAGATGCTGGTACAATACAAATGTTTGGAATTTTATAATAATAACAAAGGAGAAAAACTATGCCACATAAATTAGTGAACGGAGTGAAAGTCGAACTCACACCACAAGAGATAGCACAAAGACAAGCAGAAGAAACAGCTTGGGCTAATGGTGCTTTTGATAGGGCTATGTCTAGTCTAAGACAAAGACGAGATGCTTTATTAAAGTCTAGTGATTGGGTTATGATGTCAGATAGTCCGATTGCAGATAAAACAGCTTGGCAAACATACAGACAAGAACT